GTCTAAGAGTTGGGATGCAACCAACTACATTTTGACGTTTGATAATGGATCAACAATTGATTTTGTTACTTGGGGTATGGACATGATGAAGTTGGGTGGTGTTCCTCGTCACGGAATCTTCTTTGACGAGGAGCCCCCTCAGCACATTTTTAACGAGTCGATGATGCGTCTGATTGACTACAACGGGTTTTGGGTGATTGCGGCTACCCCTACGAAGGGTATGGGGTGGACGTTTGATTTGCTGTGGGAGCCTGCAAAGGAGGGTAAGGCCGAGGAGATTGACACGTTTACCCTGTCGGCTGAGCAGAACCCGTACATTCAGGCTGACATGGATGACATGAATTTTTACATGTTGGGTATGAATAAGGAGGAGCGTGATATTCGTGAAAAAGGTGACTTTGTTGCTCGTAGTGGTTTGGTGTTTCCTGATTTTAGTCAAAACATTGAACGTTATTTAGTTGATTTTGGTCCAGGCGATGTGCCGAAGGATTGGGCGATTTATGCGTCTGTCGACCACGGTTTGAATAACCCGACGGCTTGGTTGTGGCATGCAGTGTCACCGACAGGGGATATTGTGACGTTTGCGGAACATTACCAGTCGAACATGATTGTGTCGGAGCATGCACAACTGGTGAAACAGCGTGAACTGAGTTGGGGACGTAAACCTGACTCTGTGGAGCGTATGGGCGACCCTGCGATGCGTCAACGCAATGGGGTGACCGGGACATCGATTATTCAAGAATATGCGCTCCACGGGCTTTACGTGAACGTTGAGGGCATACCCCACGATGTCATGGTCGGTATTGAGAAGATGCAAGCGTATTTTCGTCGACGCAACGACACCCGTTGGGGTCCAGACCGTCCTAAGTGGGTTATTTCCCGTAACTGTGCCAACTTTATCCGCGAGCTAAAGAAGCTGCGCTGGGGATCATACGCTTCCGACAAGATGGCGTATGACACGAACAAGCAAGAAGTTGTGCATAAAAAGGACGATCACGCTTTCGATTCGGCGCGTTATTTTGCAACAACCAGGCCCGATCTGAAACCGATCATGGATTCTGATAGTGTCAAAGATGCTCCGACTACGCTAAGATACGAGGAGTTGCTTTTGAAGATGCGAGAAGACCCTACTGTCGAGTTCGCGGAAGACAAAGCAATGGACGAGGACGGACCTACCGTTATCGCAGGATATGGAGACTATTACTAATGAGCAGATTTTTCTTAGTGGACGCCCCTGCTTTGGCACCGGGCGTGTGCTGGATTACCAAGAGCGGTGTCGGACCATTTATTGACACCGGAATTGACCTTAGCAAAAACGTTATTGACCGTGGGCGGATGTACATTTCTGTAGATTCGTTGCGGGAAATGGCGCAGATTGCGGGACTTTTTGACGAAACTGCCCCAGTTTCTGTCGAACTCAGAAAAAAAGAACTTTACGACCTGGGCTACAACGACGCCCTAAAGGAGATGAATAAGGATGTTATCAGTAATTTTGTTGAGCGTATTGTCAGTAACGCTGCTAGTTCTGCTGGTGCTGCAACAGCTGTGGCACCAGAAAGCCATCACACAGCTGCTGGGGCAGCAGTCCCAGACGTTGCAGACGCAACAGCAGGAGCACCAGAAGACGGTGCAAGCGTTGACAAAGTTGAACGAAAAAGCTCAAGCACTCGTAGCGTCAAGCGACCCGCTAGCGTTTCAACAAATTCAAGCGATGACGCAAACTTTAGATTATAGTGGTTACCAGGACTACGACCCATCAGACGAGGCTGAGTCTGAAAGAATCGCAGCCAGGAACCCTAACCTTGCAGCAGGAGACGACTTAGATGCCCAAGATGCCCGACAATTATTCGTCGAACTCACCGGAGTTGACCCAGAGTTCTACGGTAATTAAATTACCTGAGGACGGGCTAAACATTGAGAAGTACCGTGAAAGCGAGGAGGCTCGTAAGCTTGTCGCTTGGGTACAGTCTGAGTGGCAAAAAGCTAAAACTGCTCGTAGCCAAAAGCAGTTGCAGTGGTTTAACAACATGTCCATGTTTTATGGTCACCACTGGGTAGAGCAGACTCGCGGTAACTTCCCTGAAGATTACAGGGACAAATTGTTTACCCCGCGTAAACCGTATTACCACCAGCGGAAAACCATTAACCGTATTCGGTCTTATGTGCGGTGGGAAATGTCGAAGATGCTGTCGTCATTCCCCACCGCTCAAGCCATTCCTGCGTCTAGTGAGGATCAGGACCAGCGGGCTGCGTTTGCGGCTGAGCAGGCGTGGACTTCGATTAGTGAGTCTAAGAAGTTGCGGAGCCACTTGTCGCGTACTACGTGGTGGACAATTGTTACAGGTAACGGTTTCCTGAAAACTCATTGGGACCCTACTTGTGTCGATAAAGTTTCTGGCGAGATGGGGGACATTAAGTATGGGCACGTTACGCCGTTTCACCTTTTTGTTCCTGACATCCGCGAACAGGACATTGAGGATCAGCCGTTTGTCATTAATGCGTATACGAAGACGGTGGAGTGGGCTGAATACTATTTCGCAAAAGAACTTAATGGAATTAAATTGGCTGCTAGTACTTCTAGCGCTAACCAGATTTTGGATGAGGCTTATCTTAACCTGGGCCACAGCAAAGCACCGGACAGCGTTATTGTTTACGAAACTTGGGTAAAGCCTGGAGCAACCAAACTTCTCCCCCAGGGTGGCGTCATCATCAGCATTGATGACATCCTCATCAGCGTGTACAAAGACGGGTTCCCTTACGACCACATGATGTACCCGTTCACCAAGTTCGAGCACATCCCCACTGCAACGTTCTACGCTGACAGCCCTATTGTGGACCTGTCGCAGCTGCAAAAAGAGTACAACGGGCTTCGATCCGAAATTGCGGAAGCCGGACGCCGTATGGCTAAGCCCCAGTTAATTGCACCGATGGGCAGCATTGTTCCATCTAAGCTGACCAACGAGCCCGGTCTTGTCATCCAGTACAAGCCTGGTATGGCACCACCACAGCCGTTGCCTTTGTCGCCCCTGCCTCAGTATTACCTGGACCAGCAGGATCGTGTGCTGAACGACTGGATTGATTTGTCTGGTGAGCGGGAAGTGTCGAGAGGTGACACACCTCCTGGCGTGACTTCCGGTACGGCTATCTCCTACTTGCAGGAAGCATCCAACCAATACTTGACCCCGCAGTTCCAAAGCATTGAGGATGGTATTGAAAAGATTGCTACACAAACCATTGAGTTGTTTGTGCAGTATGTTGACCTGCCCCGTAAGATTCGCACCATTGGTGCTGACGGTGCATTCGACACCATGCTCCTCAGGGGTGCTGACGTTGCTTCCGGTACAGACATTCGTATTGAGACGGGCTCCAGTTTCGCCAAGTCGAAGGCGGCGCAGGAAGCCCGTGTGATGGACATGTTTGCTGTCGGCATCATCGACCAACCGGCTGCTGCCCGCATGCTGGAAATCGGTGGCGTGCAGAAGATCATGGACACTTTGAATGTGGCGGAACGTAAAGCTCAACGCGAAAACATCAAAATGAAAATGCTTACTCAGGATGACATTGAGATGGCTCGCATGCAGGCTATGGAAGAAATTATGGCTAGCTTGCCACCGGAGGCGATGGAGAACCCTGAAATTATGATGGAGCTGGAAAACATGCCAGCACCCCTGGTTGTTCCTGTCGACGACTTTGATGTTCACGAAGTTCACGTAGAAACCCACAACAAGTTCCGTATGTCACAAGAGTACGAAATCTTGCCTGACGAGCTAAAAGCACAGTTCTCAGAGCATGTGGCAATGCACGAACAGGCTATTCAGCAGAAACAATTGCAGCAGTTCTTGCAAATGATCCCAGGGGACGGCACAGAGGCTGGTGGGCCTCCTATGGGCGGGGACAGCATGGAAGTACCAATTGGTGGTCCTGAGATGGGTCCAGGTGCTATGATGGCTCCTAACGGGGCTGTACCGGATATGGCTCCTGAACAACCGCAAGGAGTATAACCATGCCTGATTTTGATGCAGTGTACGGCCCGACACCCCAACTGGAGTATCGGCCTACCCGTAACTATGGGCGTAAGACTGTTGCACAACTTAAGACTGAAATTCAGGCTAAAGACAACACGACTTACACCGACAAAGAAGTTAACGATATGACCTACAACGATGTCGTTTTCGCCATTAGAGTTACCCCAGACCCCTAATAAGGTTACTGGGGAAACAACATAACTAAATACAGTACAATAAAATCCGTTAATAGCTAGGGCCTCACTGGGAGGTACGGCGATAAGGAGAACGAAATGGACGAAACTACA